TGTCATCTGACCTTACGTTAGATGCTTGCGGAAGCCTAGCAGTTCCCGGTCAGACCGGGACCGCTTCTCCGCAGCACCATCTTGGTGTTGCCGACTTACCCATCGCGGGTAAGCCTCGTGCGCTCTTTGCGCACGCTAGCCAGCAACTCATTGCTGACTTTGACGCATCTTATCGATGCGCCCTAATCTCCGCCTTCGGGCGGAGATCTCCTACACTAATCGGTGTAGAAGGACGCATCCTCAAATGGAAGCGCCTACTCGCCCGTAAGGGCGAGGTGATTCTTAAAACAGTTAAGAATCTCCTTGCGCGCGCAAACGCGGAAGTCTTGTCGAACGGTTCGGCAAGTAGCTCGCTTTTAGGCGAGTTTCTGACGCCTGCTCTACGGCGTCAGTGCCAGCACAATCCTGTGTTGGCTCTCCAGTTCTTGAAACTGAAGCGCGCCCTTCCGGCATTCCGCTCTGCGGTAATGAAGGACGCCGCGATCCAGGATTATCTGGATCGTGTGACCTCGCCTGTGCCGGCGAGGCCGCTCCCGCAGATTCTCTGCGAGAGTATCCGCCGCTCCTTGAACGGCGTTGACCTCGATATCGAATTGAGGCAAGCCGACCCCATCGGGGCCGGCGCCTGTCTCGGCGCTACGAGACGGGCAGGAGGGCGTTCGTCCCTCCTTCGTGACGACCCTGCAGTCGGCACGTTCGTCCGAATTTATTTGGAACGAAAGGCGTCGCAATGGTTAGCGGCGCCCAGCCTAGGACTCATGTCCTCGGCTAACGCGGCTGTTACAGCCGTGTCTCGGGATATCGCTCGGAGGTTTAAACCTCATGATATACCGTCGTCCACCGTTGAAGTGGTGGCCGAGCGCGGTGCGAAACTTCGCATCGTGACAAAGAACGACCCTGATTTGGTCGCTCTTGGGCATCGCTATCGTTCAGCGATGCTCCCGTTCCTCAAAGATATGAAGAACGTCGTAGTGAGCGATTCACTACGGGATCCGGAATTATCCGCGATCCACTTCCCTAATGCTAGGGAAGGTGGTCTCCTTATTTTCTCAGGAGACTTCTCTGAGGCGACTGATCGCCTCAGTCATGAAGCAATGGGCTTCATGTGTCGAGTCCTCAAATTGGACCCGAGAGTGGTCTTTGAAGGCCACTCAGTGCACGGCAAGCCATGCACTCAAGGAGCCTTTATGGGGCTTCCTTCAACGTGGTCCTGTATGTTGACTACGTTACACTACGCGGTCTGCCTCGTAGTGGATCCTGGACATTCGTTCAGGATTAAGGGCGATGATATCATCGCACTTTGGACGCGCGAGCAAATCGCGCGTTTCACCGATCTGGCTAGCCAGATCGGACTCGTCGTCAATAACAAGACGGCGAAAGGGCCTCTTTATGGGACCTTTTGCGAAGGCGACTATCGCCTCCGTTGGACAGCTCGAGGAGCTGTCCTAGAACGCCTTGCGACGTTCTCTCTTCGTTCCTTCTTGAACGACGAGCCGCTGGCATTCGACCAGTGGAACCTCTACATCCGTAGAGGCGTGAGCCAGAAACGTCTGGCTTACATGCAGCGCAACTTCCATGTGAAGTGGGTGGCTGCAGCGAGTCGACTCGGTGTCGACCGTTACGCGCCCGCCGTCCTCGGCGGGCTCGGCCTCGTACCGCCGGTACGAGGAAAAAGGCTCTCGTTAACATCGATGAAGATGTTGAAAGCCTTTCACGATGGCCGCATGGCCATCGATCTGACGAGGGAAGCCTTCGCCAGAGGTTTGACCTCTTCTGGTCAAACCACAACAGCCGTCGATCGGCTGTTGAAGGGGATCCGATATACTTGTTCGGGTCTCCACCAGCCTCATCTTTCGAGGATGGTTGAAGTAGTGGCAAGCCACTGCTACCGCTCTGCCACTGTGGCAGATGCAATCACTGGACACTTGCGTTCCAGTGCTAAGCCCAGCCGTTACGCTGTGCTGAAACGCCAGAGGCGTTTCATAGAAGTATCCCTCCGCGGATACTCCTTGCCACCGTCGCGCGAGACGGTGGAGCGCGCATATGAAATATGCGCGCGGCAGAGTCCAACTTTGGACTCGCTAACGTCGACCATTGATCGCCGTTTGGCCTCCATGTTTGAAGGTCAAGAGTACGAACTCTTTCGTACTTTGGTAACCACCTTTACTGGTGGGTACCAGACTCGCCTTGATGATCCGGCGAGTCTGCCGGGCGCGCTGTGCGCCCGGCCCGGAGATGCGGGGAACCCTTAGAGGGCCCCTGCGCGAGCACCGCTCGTAATAAAACGGTACTGGT